GGCTACTCGACATCCGGCCGACGCCTAGATCTTTCCTGGCGCATTGGAGCTCGCAACAATCGTGGGTTGTACGGAGACGTAGCGGTCAAAGACGTGGACTTCGACACCGGAACCTTCTCCTCCAGACCTGACCCGCGGGGCGGAGAATCAGGCAAGATATACAGCATACCAGAGGAAGCACAGGTCAACATGCAAGTCCACGGTTCGATCCATTTAGCCGGAGAAGGCTTCATACCCGCCATGCCAACCACGGAATCCCTCGACGAAGATATCACCCCCGTCGACATCCTCATCCCCCCTCTCAAATCGGTTAGCGTTACGGCAGTTGATGAGGTGCTCCAGAAGGTGGCCCCCACGAGCTCGGACCTTTACGAGTTTAGAAGGGACACCGGCTACACCAACCTTGGCAATCTCGGCTCCAAGAGTTTGCGCATAAAGATGCGCCATCGCCCAATCCTTGACCCTTTCTCGAGTGGTGAGAAACGCGTAATAAGCGTAGCTCGGTGTCGATCGCGCGCTCAAACTAACAGCCTTGACCACTCGCTTCAAGCCGCAATTGGGCGCTACGCTACTGCCAGTAGCAGATTGCCTTCTGACCAGCTCGAGCCGGAAGTCCAACAACTTACATCTGGACTCAATCAATTCATCAAAATACGCCAGCTGGCGCGGATCACCCCAGAAATGCTCGCCGTGGCTGAAGCTGAAGCATGCCAGAACATCGTCGCAAAAAAGAACCCGACTAGACAGGAGGAGGGTTTGTACGGATCAACATCATTCGCAACCAGCACCATTTCCTGCTTCAACAAGCAGCAAGACAAGGCTGGACTCAAGATTGAAACCTTGTTGCAAGGCAGCTTCACGGCGTCCGGAGGTTACAAGTTCAAGGGAGGCCAACCGATTTCCGCTTCACCAAAAACGATCAATCATATTTGTATCGCCTACGTCAGATGCCTCGAGCTGGAGATTATCAGGTGCCGGCGCCCAGGTGTCCATCTACCTAACGGCACCAGTACTGAAGATTTTAAGAAGAGATTTGATGCTGATATTCGCACCCTACCCCCCGGACGATACCAGACCGTGTGCACCGATATAAGTGAACAGGACACCACTAAGACGGCAGCTGTGCATGAGCTCGTCAAACGACTTTTCCGCATAGTTGGCACGCCGGAACATGTCATCGATATCCTATTCAGCACGATACGCGCCTGGTCAGCGAGAGGCCTTGACTACACCCTCTGGACCCTCGATGCATTTCAAAGCGGTACAGCCATGACATACTTGAATAACACCATCG